ATTTTGCTTTTATATAAGGAGAAATACCTTCCCAAACTTCAGGAGCATATTGTTTAGCAACTAAATACATCCCTGTTTCCAGAGCCATCATTTGACTAAGTTTATATGTAAATGTTGCCGGATGTTCTTTTGCTGCTCTTGCTAATCCTCTTGTAACTTGAACACCAGCATTTAAATATGGAATAGCATTTTCTGCTCCTTTAGTTAACATCCCACCTTGACCAAAATCAAGATAAGTACGAGCAGCGTATGTTGCCTCAAGTGGGGTCTTTCCATTTTTAAGAGCACGTTCTCTTAATATAAGCCTTCCCCATATTTCAGAAGTTTCACCTATGTAACCATAAAGGTCAAGAAGCTTACCTATCTTTGTTGTAGTAACGTGCTGTCGAAGTGAAGGAACTCTACCTTGATGGGTTAGAAATGCCATACCCCCACCTTCTCTTATAAAATCAACATACCTTCCTGTTCTAAAAAAAGCATCTTTTACAGTAGCAGCAGCGTCTGCTCCCATTTGTAATGCAGCTATAGGGGCAGTAGGAGACCATTCAGTTGTTACTGTCCACATATGCTGTAAGTCTCTTGGAAAATTAGTAATAGCAAATTCAGGATTATATCCGGTAGCGAGCATTTTTAATACCCTTGCACCAGAAACCCACTGTACTGTTTCAGCAAATACTCTCTTTGTTGGTGATAAATCAGAACCCTTCCATTGTTTAACATTCTCCGTATCCATTATCATCTCTCTGTATTTGCCTTCAATAAATACTCCAACTTTATCCATTCCAGGTGGAAGTTTTTTTCTATATATTCTTTTACCTGTTTTAGTAACACCTTGGATTGGAGATTCTTTTACCATTTTATTACCAGGATGGTTTTTAAGTAAATTCCACAATACTTGGTTTGCCTCATTTTGTGATACCCTTGCTGTTATTCTATTAGACATTTCACAGAATAATGCAAATGAGTTCTTTTCTAAATAATTAAGAGTTCCACTTTTAAGGGGACGAATACCACTATACATTGGCCCCTTCTCAGGGTCAATCAATTCAATAAGCTGTCTTGTTTCATATTGATAAGGGGGTTTAGTTAATCTTTCATAATTGTCTTTAGTTATTAATCCCTTTTCATATTCCAATTTAAGAAGATTCTTAACCCTTTCAAAATAAATATCTGCTCTTCTATTCAGGTCTTTATAAAGTTCTGGATTACTTTTATATTTTCTTTCCAAGTAAGTTTCAGCTTCTGTCACTGAAAGTCCCTTTGGGTGTAGTAATGATTTCTTTCTTTTTCCAGGGCCAATTATTGCTCCTCTAAGATGAATAACATCATCTAAAAGTTTTCTATTTTTATGTGATAAACTAAATACATTTTTGTATCCTTGAGAATAAGCATCTTTAAAAAGTCTATCATTCATTAAACTACTATAAACACCTGCACCACTTTTTAAAACCATTCGTATAACAGCTTCTTGCCCTTCTTCTCCAAACTCTTTTAGTAATTTAGCTTTAACGGTTGCCTTAGTATCCCATCCCATAAGCTCTAACTTTTTATAAAGTTCTTTAACTGGTAATTTATAAAAATCCTTAAATGCTAATTCAGTTTCTCTTAACATTTGTTCAACATTAAACATTCCTTCCAATTGGCTTTTGAAATAATCTTGTCTTACAGGAGGCAGAAATGATATTTTCTCTCCCATAGTTTTACCCTTCATTCCTCTTAATTTTTTATAAACATCCCCCTCTAAAGCTTTTCTATCAAATAATTTTGCATCCACTCTTGCTTTAACACCTACACTTTTTGCTTGACTTACTAACTCTTTTAGTGAAAGTCTTGAAAGTTCTTTTGGAGTTCTAAATTTTATAGATTTTACTTCATCTATTATTTCCTTAGCCAATCCAACTATTTCAGGTTTTAAACTATAATATATTCCTCTGAATTTTTCTACATTTTTCTCAGCCTGTTTTATATCTCTTTGATTAGACCCCTTTAATGCTTTCTTCCAAGCAGGTGGAAGGAATCCAGCCTCTCCCATTTCTATAATTAATCTTTCTGCTTCAAGAGGATATATTTTTAATATCTCATCAACCACAGCTAATTTTTTTACTTTGGTTATACTTGATTTGAGAGAAGGACTGCTATTAATAAAATAAATTTCTAACAAATAACCAAATGCAAGATGAGCTATTTCATCATTACTTATTGTTTTATTTTCTATTCCTTCCCAAATATCATCTACTGTAAAAAATTCACCAGTTCCAGCTTTTATTTTATCTAATACAGCTAAACCAAAAACAGTTCTTAATATTTTGTGGTTAGCTTCTTTAGCACCAATCAAAGGGAAAACTGTACCAATCACATAACCATTTTTTGCTGAATCTCTAATATCTGTAAAAACACCTGAGAGATTCTCATTTCTTTGGAATGCAGGAATTAGGTCACTAAACATAGACATTGAAGCAAGTCTAATTCCAGATTGATTCATTATTTGTGCCATATATTTTAGAGTTGTTCTGGCTGTAGGAGCGAATGGTGCTGAAACAATTGTTCCAACTTTACCAGGTATTCCTTTTATATAACCTAATAATTCTGTACCACCAGCAAGAATCGCTCCTGTAGTTGTTGCAGGAGAAGGGAATTTCTCTAACCCAAATTGTTTCGCCCACGTATCAAGGGCTGGGTCTGTTGCTCTTGTAAGTGCTCCTCTTGTAAATCCGGCAAGAATAGCTAATGTATCTTCTCTTAATTCAACTTTTTTATTGAGGAAATATGCTTCTTTTTTTAGTGTTTCTCCCCTTTCAATAAAATCTTCCGCACTCATAGGTTCAATTTGAGGTTTAGTATCTGGAGTTTTTATGAAAGGCTTTGCCATAACATCAGAATACTGACTGGCTGCAAATTTATGAAAACCACTAAGATAAAAGGGGATTAAAGATTTGAAATAACTTTCTTTTACAAAATTATATTTAACATCAATTGGGGAAGTCCAACTATAATCACCATCTTCAAATAAACGTGCTGCTAAGTTTTTTTCAGACACACCTTCTCCCAAAGCTCCATTTATATTATCTATAATTCGAGCCATTATTCTACTATCTGATAAAACTTTTCCTGCTTTTAATGATTCTTCTTTAACTTTTCTAATCTGATTAGCACGGCCTGGAAATAGCAATTCTAAACCAGTTCTAACTCGCAATTTACCTTCTTTATCTACAACTGCATATGATTTTTGAGGACTGCGGGATAGATGTTTTCCAAGAAAGATAGAGGCAGGGGAAGGTGGAGGAAGACCAATAATCTCATCAATAAGAGGATTTCTATTGTCAAATGATTGGTATTTCTTTTCTCCTTCGACAGAAGTATCTTTGGGGTCATAGACAGGGGGAAGGTCTGGCTGTAAGTTTTCCACGTCTTCTAATATTTTTTCGTGTTCTTCGTTTGTTATTTCTGTGTTTATTGTTTCTACCATTATATTTCATCGTCTCACTAATTTGGAAACCATTTATCTAATCTTGCTTCTTCCTCTTTCATCTCTCTTAGTATTTTTGATTTCTCCGTCTCTCTTATTTCTCTTGTCTTTTTCTCTGTTTCAATTGTTTCAATCGTTTCACCCTCAATTGGTAATACTGTTGGCGTTGTTGAAGTTCTCAAATCATCTAATAATTCATATACTGAAGATTCAGATTTTTCTAATTCCCTTCTATAATACAACTTAATATAATCAATAGCTATATCCATACCCTGTTCTTTTAGTTCATTTCCACGAATTCCTTTTTTAACCAATCTTTCGTGAATTTCATTTACAGCTTTATGAAAATAAAGACTTGCACCAAGTGGGTCAGTATCAACAAAAACACCTGTTGTTTGAGATTTTCCAAAGGATGTTTTCAAAAATTCTACTAAGCCTTTATATCCAGGGTCTTTGTTGATTTCAGGATTAAGTTGGTCTGTTAAATCATTATAGTTTGAATTATTAATGTATGCTGATTTACCATATCGCCCTTCATCAATTTTATGTTGAAGAGCATCAAGTGGTTCAATTGTTTTATAATCTTCCACACCTCTTATTTTTGCTAATTCTTTTTGGGCTGCAACAATAAGAGAATTATCTTCTATACCAAGAAAATAATCATCAACAGCACGTTCAATCAAATTTATCTCTCGGTAATTATCTATAATACTCAAGCCACCAAGAACTCGTTTTCTTTCAGCTTCAATATAAGCCTTTTCTGTTCTCTTGAAATCTTCTGTAGTATCTGAACTATCAAGTTGAGAAAAAGCCATCTCCCAACTTCCTTCTTTCATCAAATTTCTATTATTTGCTTTAACTTCATTTTGCTTTACTTCCATTTCCTCATCTTTTATTGCTCTCTCATTATCCCAAGCTTCATCAAGAGACTTTTTAACATCATTATAAGAATCAAGATTTAAACGTAATTTCTTCCAATTTTTCTTTATCCAATTTGAACCATCTATCTTTCCCATTGGATAAACCATCTCCTTGGCAATGTTCATTGGAATTTCTTTGTTAACTCTATCAATATCTTCCTGAGCTTTTGCAAGAGTTATTTTTGGATTTGATTCATACCAATTCAAAATTCCTTGTTCTGCTTCACTAATTTGTTTATCTATACCTTTTCCAAGATTCTCTACTGTGGGGGAGCCTTCAAGAAAAGGAGTAACAGAAGAATTGGTAATATCCTCGACATATTTAGCATACTTTTCAAGACTTTCAGACTGTTCTCTATTTAAAGCTGTTTGCAAGAATTTCTCTTGGTAATTTAAAACAACTCCATTATATTGATTTTGGAGAATAGATTGTACTGACCTTCCCCCAGCATTTATAATTATTTCAGAAACTGCGTTGTTAAAATTATTAAATCTTTCTTGTGCCTCTGAAGTTTCAAGATGTTTTCCTTTGCCATCTATTCCTCTTGTTTCCTGTTTATAAGTTTCAAGAAATGCTTTTTCAATTTACATTCTTCCTTGAGATATATCCTGTTTTACTTGACTCTCAAGAATCTCTGATGCAAAAGCACCACCAATTCGAGCTAAAGCTGCTCCTATCTGTCCCACACCACCATAAGCTTGATGTGCTATATTACCTGGATACGGAATCTCAGCAGGAGGAGTAGCTCTTATTTTTTCTTTTCTTATGTCAGGCATTGTTAATAATGGCATTATATTTTATCCTTTTTATTATCTATTTTATTACCCACACATATAATTCATTAATCCAAGCTGTCCACCCCCTGTTAGGAGAGTTCCAACGGCTCCATATGTCCCCGCTCTTGCTGCTATCTTTCCCTGCATACCTGATATAGCAGCACCACTTTTTATTCTTTCAATCTCTGATTCTTTTTCCATTTCCATTATTCTTGCTTGTTCTTTTATTTTCTGTCTAGTTGTTTGCATTACTTTAAGTGGTGTTCCTGGTACCTCTAATCCAGCAGCAGCAGTTATAACTTTTTGTTTTGGGAGTACTTTAGCTGCCTTTCCCCAATAATCTGTTTCTTCATAAGCACGAATCTCTCTTAAAACTTTAGCATAACGTAAAGAAACTGCTTTATTATAATTATACATTTGTTGGGACATTTTTCCCTGTTGATACTGAGAGAAGGCTTGAACACCATAACCAACCCCCATTACTCCTAATGCTAATCCTAACATATCTTTAAATCTCCTTTAAATTTCTGGTCTTTAGACCTCGCTGATGTCAAGCTTTGGAATTACTCCCAACACAGACATTGGTAAAGGATTTGTTTGTTTGATTATTATATCTCCATAAGTTTCATCTATCCCTGGCCAACTTACTGTTTCTTCTTGTGTTTTTAATGGTGTCATTGAACCATCTGTACCAGTAACTGCGTGGTCTAACTCATCCATATTACTTGAATCTCTACCAAAAGAACCACCCAATGTATCCTTAAATAGAATAACAGCCTCGTGTATTCTTTTCATTCTGCCCCTTGATGTATTATCCTGACCAAGAGCAATTGAAACTTTCATTGGTTTTAATTCTGATTCATAATTCAACCCAACGTGAACTTTAGTGGTTGAAGCAGTAGCGACCCCTCCTATTTCTAAATCTATATAACCAGTTGTTCCCTCACCTTCTACCTCTTTACCTTCTCCTACTACTTGTTGGTCTCCAACTTTTCCATCAATAAGAACATCAACTGTTTCTCCCTCCAAGTGGTCTAAACCTCCAACATAAGTCTCACCACCAGAACCAGCCGCACTTAAACCACTATCAACAAAAAATACATCTGTGTCTGTAATTCCCCAATTTCTTGGCTTCATATACTCAATAAATCTTTTAGTTGAACCACCAATCGTTCTATTTATAATAAACCAAACCTCATCTTCATTTAATGAACTTTGCCCAGCAGAGGAAATCACACCAACACTCTCAAAATCTCCATCTGTTACAACCTTAAACCAACCATAAATATTTTCTAATCTTTCATAAAGCATTGCTCCAATATCACCATCACTACGAATAGCCCATAATATAGAATCAGGTTGTTTTTGATGAGCTATTTGGACAATTCCATCTCCTGTAATATGTTTTGAATATATAGTTAAGTCACGGGCTACAAATAAATTAGATTCAAAGTCATATTTTAATTCACGGATTTTTTTATTTTCTCTCTGAACAAAAAGAACAGAGTCATTGACTAAGATAGATTGAATATCACTACTACCATAGGAACTTTGTACTCTATATTCAGGAATATTTTCTGGTGTTATTGGTTGTGTTCTATTATAACTTGATAACTTTCCTTCAGTACCAGCAGTTCCAATTAATAATGCATCCTGAGCACTAATCCATTTTATCATATTTTGCTGGCCAGAAGAAATAGTAAATATAAGAGATTCATCAGCATAATTATCATTTTCTGCTAAAGTTTTAGCTCTCATTCCTTCAAAATTATTTGTTTCACCATACCATAAGGTTAATGGATTATAAGCATTTGCTCCAAAGGTTAACCTGCTCTCAAAAAAATCAAGAGTTCTTGGCCATCCTCTATAATCTGACCAAGCTCCTTCAGCCCATAATTTAGTTGCATCTATACTACCTAAATCTTGAACCACATCAGCAATTACAACAGTGGAACTTGTAAATCCTGTTACTTTTACATAACCAACATCATAATATTGTTCACAAGATAAAGTATAAGAAGGCCCAGTATTATCAAAAGCAGTACAATTTATTTTATAAAGTGCTCCATCTTTATTTGGTTCATTCCATTGAATATCATAATTTACTGCACCACGAAGCACTTTAAAATCGTGATAATCAGCATCATCAGAATATTTTCTTTGTATTTTATATTCAGTATCTTTATTTCCTGCATCAACTGTTCTAAATCTACAAACATTTTTTAAATTGATTGCACTTCCTGCTGTGGCATCAGTAATTTCACCGTGTTGAGAACTTGAATTAGCAACTTTCTTATGAGCAATTTTCCAAATAGAACCAACGTGACCAGAACTAAAAATAGCAGATGAAGCTGTAAGTGTAATTCCATTTCCTATTACAGCAGATGGAGTAATTGTTATATCAGTAATATTATTATCAAGAAATGGCCCCCAAGTAAAATCAATCTCCTCTAAAGTCCAATCATCGTGAGAGTATCTATTTAATTTTCTTGGAATATAATTTGGATGAACAATATATAATACATCAGCAGATTGTACAAAATGTAAATCAAATAAATCTGCTTCTAAATATGGTGAACTTACCTCACAAGCACCAGAATTATATAATGTTGATACATTTGCTGCCGAAAGCTCTTTACCAAATAAAATTACATTATCAATTTTGTTTGCCCATACATATTGCAATGCGTCACTACCATCAATTTGTGCTCCTATTCGTGGTTTTATTGTGGTAACTTCCATTGCTGTATATTGAGCATTCTCATATGCTGTAGAATCTACTAACACATTATCAACATATAATTTTATAAGACTTGCTGCTGTTCCAGGAGTATCTGTTTGACCTGGATAAGTAGCAACTACAAAGTGCCAACCAGGTTCAAGAGCAACATCAGTTTTCTTGTATGGCATAACCATTGAAAGTGTTTCAGTACCACTATTACTGTTATATAAAACAGTTACATCTGATTGAGAAAGCTCTCTCTCAAAAACCATAAAATTATCAATCACACCTTTATAAAAATAATTTCCATATGCACGAGCACCAATAGTTAATACTTCCCCTGTCACTATAGTAGCCGTTAAAGCGTCATAAGTCGTATCTATATCTACTAAGACACCATTAACATAAATGTTGATACCACTTGCATCCGAACTGCCATCGTAGGTAACAACTACAAAATTCCACATATCATCGGTTATACTGGAAGGAGCCTGAACGTGCAACATATTCCTTGTACTCCACCCATTCATAAGAGCTACACCTACACGCCCATCTCCGCAACTGATAGCATAACCCCTATCTGTTCCACCTATCAATTTGTAATTAGTCGCAATAGTATATTGTTGTCCTGAACCAGATGTGGGTTTTGCCCAAAAAGCAAAAGAAAAAGAATCTGTTCTCTCAAAATTATACTCTGAACCATCCCCTATTGATATTTTGTCAGATGTTCCATTAAAAGTAAGGGCTGCATTTACTTTACCAGTTGTAGTTATATCATCAGTATTTTGAATAGATGTTCCATCATTAGTTTCAGTAGAATCATCTACAACAACTTTACTTTCAGCATCATCATTCATCTTCCAATGACCAGTTAAATTAGTATCTATACCAGCACTATCATCACATAAAGCTAATTCTAATTTTTGTAATTCATCTATAGATAATCTATATTGCCTATCTACACCAGCTTTCCATTTTGACATAACAACTTGACGAGAATCTGTTTTTACTACATTTATCCAAGCTGCAATACTAAAAGCAGTATCATCTGCTCCATCACCAAAATTAAAATCTGTGTGGTTTGTTATTTCTATTGCATCAATTCCAGCTAAATCTAAAGAACCTGTTCCAACTTTACCAACCTTATGTAAATCTTCTGTATTATTAGTAGCAGTTGCTCCATTATGAGTTGCACCATCAGCATCTAAAACAGTTTGTGATGCATCATTATCATTTAATAGCCAATGACCAATTATATCAGTAAAACCACTTAAATCCTCTGTTCCATATCCTGTAATTATTTGTCCATCATCCGTAAAGAATCTTATATATTTTTCACCAAATTCAAGCATATATGCCTGTTCAACATTATACTCAAATGGGAAAAGTCTGGACTTCTTATCTTCACTGTCTTCACTGTGTTTAGTTTCAGCCACAAAATAAGTTCCAGGCCTACGAACAGCACCACCATAAGGTGTTATCAGAAAGTTTTTAAGAGTCCTGCAACCAGAATAATACTTCTTTAAATCATTACGAGCATCAAGGTCTGTTGCTAATTCTCCACCGGAAAAATTATTTATAATTGGGGTGATGCTTGGCATTAGCTTGGATACCCTTTCTTTCTCTTTTGTAATTTCCTGTCAGAACTTTCTATATTTTCTGTCACAATTGCTCCTTCTTGTATTTTTTTATGAATAGAGTTTTCAAGGACTCCGAGTTTAGTATCTATACTTGAAAGTATAGCTACTCTTGCATCATCTATGTAACCATCAACTGAGGTTTCAATAATCAATGTAGCGTCTTCTAATTTACCTACATAATTATTATATGTTGTATCAATATAAGCTTTAAGTTCTATTACAGCTTCTTCAATAGTCATAGCTATTTTTCAAATACCTTTTAAGATTATTAATAATTAAAAAATCTTCTTTTAATAAACCAAGAGCAGTATTACAATTACTACACAACAATCCTCGAACTTTCCCAGTTTTATGGTTGTGGTCAACGTGAAAAAGGCGATTTAAATCTGTTTGCTCCCTACGACAATTAGCACACCTGTTTTTTTGCTTTACGAGAATTTCCATATATTCATCAAAAGTTAAACCGTATTGTTTTAATTTTTGATTAAATTTATATCGTCTCCCTTTTTCGGAATTACAAAAACTTTTATTTGATTGGGCAGAACAACTTTTACATCTTTTAGCTAAACCATCAGAATTATTTTTATTTTTGTGAAATTCTTTTTTAGATAACTTTCTTTTACAATGATTACATTCTTTCATAAAAATTCTTTCCCAATTATCGTTATACATCCTCTTTCTATTTCCTCTTGGTATAGTTATCATCTGCGATGTTCTGTTTATAGAATGGTCAAATTCTTTTTTATGTTTTGCGTTGTCTTCAAATTCATAACTCATTTTTCTCCAGCCTTAATTTTCATCCACCCATAATTTTTTCCCACTGCTTCTAACACTATCAGGACTTTGAGCAAATCTTTCTGATGCTTCAGTACCATCTGCTAAATTAATAGCTACTATTAAATCTTTCTTGATGCTATCTCTTAAAGTTGATGATTGTTTTAATCTAACAGATATGTGTACTGCTAATTGTAAACTGATTGATGTTATAAGCAATGGAGACATTTTCTTTACATCTTCAAGTTCGTGTATGTAAACTAAAAAACAACTGCTGTCATTTATAAGTAAATATTCCCCCCTTCGTTCCCAATCAACTCTTACAGGATGTCCATTAGTATCAGATGGGTATAAAACCCTCAGACAATCATCAGGAAGTCTGAACTTATTAGCATAATCGAAAGCTGGTACAGAATTGTCAACACTGAGTTCCATTCTCTTTTTTGCACAATTCCATCCAGAGCGAGTTAGAACTAAAACTTCATTCCTTGATTGTTCATAAAATTCCTCACAGGCTCTTGCTCTATTATTGCTATCTGTGAGAGTAGTTATAGTATCTGAACCAAGTTCTAATAAAGATTTATTGGCAATATCAACTGCTTCATTTGCCGCCATATTATTCTCCTTTTCTATCCTTAATTATGTCTGTTTGGCAAAGATAAAATACTCGATAGCTGCCGTTGTTTCATCACCCTTAACACGAATTCCACCACTTGCATTTAATCCACCAGCAAAACTAAGGAAAACTGATTCATTGTTATCTCCATCCAAAAGTATATTATCAACAGTAGTGCTCGGCGTTTCAGAGCAATCTGCACTAACAATAATACCTACTGTATCCACTCTTGCAATAATCAGTATTCCAAGAACATCTGCTGGGGCAATATGACCTAACTCTAAAGTATCAGCAGTGCTGCCTATAACAGCATAAGATGGGCCTAGAACCTCTGCTGGGGCGACACTGTGGGTGAATTCAATGGGAAGGTTAGTTGATATTCCCAAACCACTAACTTCAACTTTTAAATTCACTACTGCTGTCGATGCCATTTATTTCTCCTTATATAAAAAATCATACAAAAAACTGGTCTCTTACTAAATTATTTAAATGTTTTCTAAGAAGCTTAATATATTTTTTAGGATTTCCGTGTCTGTATCTTCCACGTTTCGTTTCAAACCTGTGAAAATCAGAAAGGTTGAGCCAAACAATTGGAACTGTTTGTACACCTAATTTTGTTAAAATAGTAAATCTTTGATTACCAACTACTATATTTCCTTTATTATCAACTTTGCCCAAAATTAAAGGGTCTTTCATACCTTCTTCTTCAATACTTTTTGCTAAACTTTCGTTGTATGGTTGAATTACTCTTGGAACAAGAACTCTTATATCATACCAATAAACCGGATGGTTTCTCCACATCTTAGGAATGTTTCTATAAATATTTTTCAAATTGTTTTTCAACCTGCTGTAAAACCTTCAACATAGACTGTAACAACGCCTACAGTAGCTTTAATTTCCAATGCTTTATTTGTAACAAGTCTTAATGGAAATTCAAATTTATGATTTATTACAACACCTTCTACTGAAGATACAAAAGGGCCAAACAGAAGATTATCATCCTCATCTTGTAAAAACGGATTAGCGTCTGCATCATTTGAAGTCATAATCACGTGAGTAAGATACAAAGCAAGTCCTGCTCCAGGAGCAGCTTTTATTATTATTTGTGTTGATGCATCTGCCTCAATTCCTGTAAATGCCCAACGAGTTTCACCTACTTTTCTTTTTGTACCACTAATAGTTACGTCTGCTTGTGTGTCCATTGCCATTATTATTTATCCTTTCTTTTCCAATAATTACAATTTTTACTTTGTTCAACTAAATTAAAATATGGTTTAATATGTGTATCTTGCCATAATTGCTCATCCTGCCGGAAGGCATCGTGAATGATAATTTTATCAGAACATAATGATGCTATTTCAATTGAAAATTCACGACCTGTTCCACCTTTATCTTTTCCTACTGGCCCATCTACAAAAACCAAATCATACTTTTCTTGTGGTAATTTACAAATTTGTCCATCCCACATATGAATATTAAGATTCTTTTTTCTTCCTTTTTGTTTTATTATTCTTGCGTGTTCTGTATCAGTTTCAAAACTATCAACCGTAGCTAAATCTGACATTAACAAAGATGATAAACCTGAACCAAACTCAAGAATTGTTTTAGCTTTATTTTCATCAATAATTTTTTTAATGAAATCCCAATCAACCTCTGATATTGCCCAACCACCATAATTCAAACCACCAGTATCAGGTTTAAGGTATTCATCCATTGCAACATTAAGGTTTGATGGACGATAATGTTCAAATTTTGCTTTTGGTTCACACCAAATTTCAAAACCTGCTTCATCAACAGAAATATCAAAATAAATGTCCTGACCTAATTTACGACCTTCTTCTACGAAAACATCTTTAAAATAAGGATATTCAAGTTTTTCTAAAACTTTTCTTTTAATTAACCAAGGCCCACCAGAGAAATTAACTCTGAACAACTCATTAGGCAATTCAGTCCACCTAATAAAATCAATCTCACAAGGTTCGGGATATTCAATATACTCATTTACATTCCAACAAATTCCTTTGTTTGATTTTATAATTGGTGTTGGGCCTACTACTACATCTTTATCGGCAGCAACCATTAATTGTAAAACATCTGTTCTGGCTGGAATTTCATCCGCATCCATTAAAAAAAGATGGGTGGCAAAAGTAAATTTTTCTAAAAATGTTTTAGTAAACCTATGATAAGCTTCTGAACAAAATCGAGATAATTTATATTCTATAACCACGTTTGGTTGTTGAATTACAGAATTAATCCAAAACATTGACCTAAAATTAATTCTCTGGTCGTCAGGAATAGGCACACCCATCTTAATAAAATAACCCATTTTGTCCCTAACCTCACTATATACCTTTATTAAGTCTTCAATAGTATCAATATTTCTTTCTTCAACATATCTTCTTGACATATCAACCTCTATTTTATTTTTTCTAACTTATCTTTTCACAATTGAATTCTTTACACATTTGGGGTCTTATTGAATATATCAAACAACCATACTTATTATTTTTCTTCCTTAGAAACATACACCCTTGTTTTTTATGTTTCATATTTTGTCTGAATGCCCACCAATATATATTATCAACAATTTTAGATAAAATATAAGAACCAACTCTTATTCTATACTGTGCTCCATAAAACTCAAGCCAAGCAAATTTTCCTAAACGCTGACAACATTCACCACAAGTCATACAAATGTTTTCTTGAATGTTTTCTTGAATATTTTCTTGTATACTTATCAAAAGTCAATCTTCATAATAATAAAAGGGTAGGCCGGACGAATCCGGCCTTTCCCTTAAACTAACATTAAATCTCTGCTGAAATACCATAAGTTGATTGTGCATCTAAACTAATCCAAGCATCAATCTTAGTTGTAGTTTCAGTAGTTGCCCCTACTAAGTACTCAAGACCTACATACTGCTTCAATACCCCATAGGGTACAGAGCACTGTAAAAGCCAAGCTCCTACAGCAACGGAAGCCTTAGCAACAACTGGCCCTTCTATAATAGTAGTTCCAGAAGTTACAGTAGCAGTAGTATGAGACATTACAGAAACCTTGACACTTGAAGCCGCAGCAGCCGTATTACATCTTACGTTTATGTAAAGCGGAGTTCCAGCACCAAGTTGAAGATTAGCTGCACCTAAATCAATGACGTTGGTACTAATAGCACCAGCAGCTTTAGTCGTTAAAGCCTGAGCGTCACTCAATTCAAGTTTTTTATCAAGAATAGCCATATCAATCTCCTTATGCTGGCACAATACTTTCGAGCATTGTGATAGCATCAACTCGGCGAACAGGAATACCTCTAAACGTAGTAATAGGACGGCCAAAGACATCTTCTATGACGGCAGTAGCCAAGTTACCAGAATCCTTTGCAGCAATATCAAGTTTATTCTTCATAGTCTGATTTGCATACATAACAGCGTTCTTTCCCTGATATGGGAGAGCATTCGCCATTTTAATCAAATCATCCTCATCGAACAAACCAGCACCAGTGGTAACATCTTCGATATTGCAGTATCTCTGGACACAACGGTCATCTCTAACTACTAAACCACAAGCCAACTTAAAGTGGGTTCTATAAGCCTGATACTCAGAAATAGTACCAGATGAACTAACAGTAGAAATATCTGTGCCAGTTGTCATAAGACCCGACTGAATGGTCTGTTCACCAAGGTCTCTGACTTCAATACCCATCTTTGAGCCTCTTGGATAAATCATATGAACCATTGAAGGACTCCACTGAATTATCCAAACGCTCGTACAAACATTAGCACTATCTCCGGTTGTCGCTGGTGTTCTGACATTATCACAATCAGAAACATCATCATACCGAATCGGAAAACCATTGAATCTCTCAGGATTTGCTGACATATCACCAGGAACTGTCCCAGCATTATCAGTAAAGAGAGCATTCGCTAAGGTTTGAGATAAACCTTCTACAAAAGCCAAATCTTCGCTTGAACGAAATTCACGCGGATTAGCAGCAATGTCAACCAAGAATTTATCAACAACACTATAAGTCTCGCATAAACCAATGGTTTCTACGATTTGCTTGGTTGTTGATGCTTCACGATAAACACCACCATTAATCTTACGCCAAGTTCCAGTTGGTAAACTAACTCGCTTAGACGTAACGTGGCTTGTAGGTTGATTAGATTCTACCCAAACAGCATCCGTCAAGACCTCGTTGGTCTCTGCTAATACTTCTGCTATAGTAAGATGTTGGCCACTTAGAGTTCTTTTAGCCAATTCAACAAGAGTTAATTGGTCTCTTAGTGCGTGTGTAGCCATATTATACCTACTCGCTTTAAAAAAATAATATTTTAAGCGGGTTGCCTATTCCCAATGAATAGACCCACAAGCATTTCGCCTTTGCATTAAAGGGTTCATCGAGGCTCATCTTTATTCAACCTTTCTGACAGCAAGAAGAATAAAAACAAGTTGTCTCTATATTTATTTCTTCTAATTATCCATTAGGATTATTACACCTTAGGGTTAGAAGAATAATTTCATTAATTTGTTTTCATTAATTCAGGACTTTTATCATATCGAAGAACAGGTTCACCAGTAGTAGGAGAAACATCTACTTCACCTTCCTTTTTACCAGTTCCACATACCCCACCTGCTCCACCAACAGTTGCTGCTTCACCTAAAACATCTGCTGCAATATCACCTAAAAGTCCTACCAATGGAGCATAAGAACCTAATCTTGTACTATCTAAAAATTCCTTAACCGAACCATCAGGGTCATACTTCCCAAGTAATCTTTTACCTAATTCCAATCTTTCCGTGAATTTAGTCTCTCCACCCCATCTATCAACAAGACTTTTCTTAGACTCCTCCTCAGTTTGTTTATCATTCTTAACAAAATTATCAAGAGATACTAACTGATGTTTCATCATTTGTTCCATAACAGATTTATATTGGTCATCTGTTACCCCTACTTTATAACAAGCTTCTTTAATAGAATTTGAAAGTGCATCATCCTGTTTAAAACCTTCAGGCATTTCCCCAAGTTCTATTTCAGAGTAATCCTTAGAATTTGATGGACAACCTAACTTATTAAAAAATTCTCTTTTGGTATTATCATCAGCATCTTCACCAGGTAATTTTACAGTACCTGTTAATTCTTGTTCGTGTTCTACTGCTAAACTTCCCAACTTTGCTTCCAAGTCTACATAGCTTTTACCAAGACTATCAACATTAACTGCTCCATCTGCAATAAACTTTGATATACTTGCATTCTCTTGTAATTCTGGTGATAGTTGTTCCGTATCCATCTTTTGCTCCTTTAAACTTTTATTGGCATTTTCATTAATGCTTCAACAATTAATTCAACATTTGCACTTCTCATTATTCCCAACTTACGAAGTAATTTATTACCATAATTTCTTAAGAATGCTTTCTCCTCAAAACTAATATTCTTTTCTCTTTCAATCTCATCAAACACACATAGGTCAATTAACATATCAGTTAAAACTTTTCTTCCTTGTACAGAACTAAAAACTGCTCTATATAATTCTCTTAGTTTTTTTTCTGTAGTTAAGTTAAATATTTTTTCTCTTTTTTGAAACATTATGCTAACAAGTCCTTTTTCATTTGGTCTTTTTCTAAACTTGGATAATCTAAAATTGATGTAGCAATTTCAGCCAAAGCATCTATATCTTCTTTTGCATCGTGCAACATATCCTGAGCTATAACAGTAGCTTTATGAAATCGTTCATAATCTTTTTTAATAACTTCTGCTTCTGCTAAAATACGAGCATCTCGTTTCGCCGACTCCCTCTGGTCTTCAAAAGATAAAACTTTATTATCATTCTTTGCCATATTATTCCTTCCCTATAACCTTTTCCATTATACTATCTTTTTATACCGGCTTCTGGAGCTTTTGAGCAACTTTAGCTTCTTGCTCTGCAATCTCAGCTTCAAATTTTCTCTTGTTCATTTCTGCTCTTTGTCTCCTGATTTCTGCAATATCTTCATCTTCCCTCATAATTTTTGCTGGCATTCCGTGAGTAGTAAACAACTCTTTAGCTAATTCAACATCATCAAGAGTATCTAATATCCCAGGAAACATTTCTATATAAGGAGCAGCAACTTCCAAACTCTGTCTTATTCCTCTTGCTTTAAATAATCTCTTTTGTGCTTCTGGTAGAGGCCCAACATAATCAACATCAACAATGAAAAAACCACCTGTTCTATCTAACAAAATACCAGGTACGGGTGGTAATCTTCCTTGTGCAAACATTAAGTTTAAGACTCTATCGTGAATTTTATTTAATGACATAGACAACTGACTTAACTGAGAACTCATCAAAGCTACCTTCTCACCTTGTTTCTCAATTATCTCTGTAGCAGTCATTGTCCCCTCTGCTCTTGCAAGCATTAAGAAAAACTCAACATTAAAATGTCTCTCAACTGCCTTCTGCAATCTTTCAATATAATCTTCTGTTATCGGATAATTTACACCAGTTTGTATTGGCATAATTACCCGTCCTGCATCCCTATAATAATTCTGTCCCAAAGGAGTCAAATCAACATTATCCTTCATTTCAAAAGGAATATTAAGTGCAGGTTCTGCTGAAAGTTGAGCTATTTGCATCTGAGTTTTACTAGCACTGTTTAATCTTTTTACTTCAGATATAGCATCACCGAGTAAACCTCTCCCATAATCCTCACCTGAATATTTTTTTAATCTCCAAATTATAGGATTTGAAACTACAAACCCACTACGTCTTAATAAATTCTTTTTATCTACTTCAACATAATAAGAGATATGCTTTTTGAATTTTCTAAACTTTCCTGCCTGAGAATCATACTCAGTAACTATATGGTCGTCAATTGAATAAATAACCTGCAAGAATTCAAATTCCTGAGTAAGTCTGTCAGCTTCATAAGCATCTATAATATTCTGAGATACATTCTCTTTACCAAACTCCAGTATTGCTTCCTGAGCATTCCAATAGAACCTTCTATGAACTATATTTACTTCACCAAGACGATTTTCTGCAAACCATATTTGTCTTGGATGTTTAACTGAAAATGTTAAAACTCTCTTTGCAACATCTTCATCAATAAATATATTAGCATTTCCAATGGAAGCACCATCCAGCAAAAACTCTCTTATAGCATCATAAAAATTAGATTGACTTAATTCCCAGTAAACAGCTTCTCTTAATTCCTGAAGCCATATACGAACATCTCTATGTTCATTTAATTGTCTTAGTTGATAGCCTCCTATTCTATATGAAAACCACTCAAGAGCACGGGATATATAATAACCTTGAATTCCATCTACATACAAATTCAAAGCAGCAGATGGAGTACCATCATAAATTTGTGTTCCCTGTCTCTTTCCTTCTTGAAGTTGATTTTTAAAATCTGGTCGCCTACTAGTTGCAAAAAGACTAACATCATCCCAAATGTCCTCATAGTTAAAGCGAACATCCTCAAGCTGTTTTTGACGCTTTAGGATTTGTTTTACTAATCCTTGGTCTTTTATATCTTCTCCTTTTGGCATTATTTTTTAAATCTCCTTTATCTTTAACTTATATCTTTAACCAGATAACAATGTTGCACGCTTCGTAGTTGCATCAGTTTGAGCTAATTGTGGCCCTGTTAACATAGTTCCTCTTACGCCTTGTGACCTTCTCATAATATTTGCCCAACCCTCAACCTCAGCATCAACTTCT